TTGATGTCTATGGTTCTATCCATAATGACATCAACCCTGAGTTTGAATTTTTCAAGTGCAAGCCTTTTGACCTCAGCCACGAAATTGTCATACTCCTCTATGATGTCAGATTGATTATCACGAGGGTCCAGAATATCACGCATGCCGATAAGATTATAGCCCAAATATAAGGCATAAAATTGTCATTTTCATCTTTTTTCATCACCAAGATGATTGATATTTGTAGGAAATGTTGAGATCACGCGGTTCATCAAGGATAGCTTTGAGACACACATGTGTTTTTTCTACCTCCATCCAATACCATTCATTAATGTCATAAGTACCAAAGAAGAATCCTGGTGATGGAGGTAATAATTTCCATGCCAGGTTGATACGTTCATCACCTTCAGGAGCAAGCAGTAATTCATTACATATCTGAAACAGTTCTTCCAATGATGAATAGGATACAAAATATTCTTCACAATTGTCATTACCTCTTTGTACATTGTCTACAAACCATTTATGGATGTGATTGGCTTTACGCCAGTATAATACATGCTCGGTTACTGATACAATCTTATGCATGATGATATCAATCTTTTCTCTTTGATCATTATCACCTTTACAAGTCAAATCTACAGTGCCTTGCACATCACGGTATTCGTGATTAGCTCCCACATAGATTTCCCGGTATAAATACATGTCTAAACCCATCAGTTATAAGTTTTTAAGTGTTCAATAATTGTTTCGTTTATGCTGTTCTCACATAAACCTATTTCATGTTGCATTGATCCTCCGTCTTCAATCTCATCTTTGCAGAGTTGATAGTAATCTACAAATTGATCTTGAAGTTCAGGATATTTTTGGATTGCATTCCTTACAAAATCCTGTAACTGTGATAATGTAGTCATTGTTCTACGATTTAATGATTAGATTTTTCTTTTAAGCGTTTGATTTTAATCATTTCGAGAGTCATCGTGGTCATTTTATCATAACCATATGCCGTGTTTTCAAGTGTACCGTCTTCCCTAAATTCCAATACTGTACCTCTTTCATCAGTGATTTTCATTATGTTAGCAGCAGTATGTGGTATATCACCTAATGCAATCTGACGTTGAATGTTTCGTAAATCATATTCAGTAAGTACGGTATCCTGACAATAATACAGTGGAGGTTCTATAATATCTATGACAATTATATCCTTACCTATCTTGAAGACTTTTTTGTTTTTGTTTAACAATTTCATGATTTAGAATATATAACGTATTGTGTTCCAAGGTATGATTTGATCGTGTAATTCAATGAATTGTTCTATGAATTGACGTTTCAGATTGTGCTCATACCTTATGTTCTTACCTCCATATTGCGAGGTTTTCTCTTCCTGCATATGAGGTTGCCATAATAGGTGTTCGCCAGGAAGATTGTTCTCAACATTATAACGATGTTTGTTTTCATTGTGTGTCAAGAAGATAACCTCCGCTTTGACATCATCATTATAATACGCATCTCCAACATAGTGATTTACAAGAGTAAACAAATCACGATACTTGTCAAGCCAACCTGGATATACAATCACAGGACTGAAATTCAGATGTACTTCATAACCAGCTTCATAGAAAGGTTCTATGGCTTCAAGACGTTCCTGTATGGTGCTTGTGTTAGGCTCAAGCAATGTGGAATAATCCTGTGGCATCAAACTGAAGCGTATCCTGATTTTTTTCTCATAATCCTCATTTTCGGCTTTATAATCAAGAAGATCCTTGTTCACGTACTTTGTTGCGAATGAAGCCATTGCAGTAGGATGTTGTTTGAAAAAATCAAATATCCTACGCCAGTCGTGGTGTTTGGCGTGCAATGCAAAGTCCTCATTACAGGAGATGTCATATGTGATGAATCTCTCGTGTGTCTGATTGGGCTTTTCAACATCAGCTAACCATGAATGGATGTTTATGGCATTTAGTATGTCAACCGTGTTCTTTGCAACGTCAAGTCCCTCAGGCTTATGACGTTTCATGTAGCAGTATGTGCAGTTGTACAGACAACCATATCCAAAACTTGGACTGATGAAGTCTGTTGATCTGCCTGATTCCCTGATTGTCAGGGATTTGCGTTTTACTTCTTCTAACATGATATTATTAATAAAAGTATTAACGCTATTGCTGATAATCCGGCTATGACCATATTTGCTTTAAATGTGAAATCATCCCAGTCATTTGGTTCTTTTTTCATAAGTATGTATCATTAAGAATAAAAAGCGGGGGACAACCCTATATGTCCCCCGATTCTAACCCAAATTAATTACTTAATACCAATGTCGTTGTTAGCTATCATTCGGCTAGCAGCAGACAACACATTATCATGCTTGATTACCACATCCAAAGCATTCATGTCAAGGGTGAATTCGGTTTGACGATAAATAGGTTCTCCACCTGTGTGAAGAATCTCACCGTCTTTACCTGCCCTTTTCGGCTCCTGCCCTTCATAGAAAGGAAGAGTCTGCTCCTTAATTATGATTTTACCAGGTAATTCGCTGCCAATCTTAATACCATTGGATTTCACCCATGATGTCAAATCAGTTAGTTTGCCTTTGATAAGGGTGGTTCTACGATTGGTGTTGATCCAGCCACCTGCACCAATTTGTGCAGCATCACTGGACTCAATACGGATAAAGCCGTATTCACTGTTGTTTGGAGAAACACCGATAAGATCAGTTGAATCATTGCGGCAGGTGGTCACTTTTACTTTTGAAGCGCTCATTTTACTTAATTTTTAGAAGTTAATAAATGGTTGATTGATTAATGAATTGTTTATACTCTTATTCAAGGCTCGACTATGTCTAATGCCTTACAAATACCATCAAGTAGTTTAAAACTAGCACGTTGTAATTCAAATTCCTTGCGCCGACGCATCTGGATTAGCTCATGCGCGGCTTTTATGTTGTCTTCGCGGGTTTGTTTTTCAGCATCCTCTTTGAATTTGAATGCAGCACGCCATTGTTCAGCGGTATACCCGTACCAAACCTTGCGCTTGGGGAGAGCAGCAATGATTTTGGATTTATACGTATTGTTTATTCGTGCCAATGGAACGTTGTTCCACCGCATACACAGGAATTGATCTGGAGTCATGGCTGGTTGGATTAATGGTTAAATACCAAATCTATTCCTTTCGGTGTGATATTGATACTCCGTATCTTTCCGATTTTTCCATCCAGTGTCAGTACACGATTTGTTGATTTGTTGCTGGGCATTCCGTTGTTTAACAGATAATAACGTTGTGCACAGCTTCCATTGGTACGCTTTAGCTTTCTTGCAGCTATGCGTATGCCTTTCGAAGTCGTTGAAGCCTTTTGTACTGTCTGCAAAAGAACGGCTTCCTGTTCTTTGCTCCATCTTGAATTTTTCATGATGCTGAATTTTGATTGATTGGTTTAATTTAGATATATGTAAAATAATGGTAAGTTTTTCACTCCTATGATTTCAACAAGGGCTTCACCCTTTGCAGTCTTTGGCGCTTCAGACGCCATTTTTACGAGTTCCAGGAATCTATTGTTCATTTGGCTTGATATAAAAGAACACACGTGATGTTTTGTCATCCTTTTCAACAGGATTTGTCTGTTCATCAATATGTTCAGATGCAGGTTCAAATGTTATGAGATTAAGTTCCTTCGCAGATATTATTGCAAAAACACTGGCAACTACGCCTGATATTCCTGCAAATCCCTTGTATGATTCAGCCATCACTTCAAGATAGCTAACCCCGGCCATCCCTGTGATCACCGCAGTAACTACGGTGATACACAGGAACAACGCGAGGAACGAACCAAACCAAGCCAATACTACAATGCCAAATGCATATAATGTTTTCATGGTTTGATTTCTAGTTTAAGGGTAAAGGTTGGAAACCAGTGAGTCGAATTCAGCCTGATTCAATGCATCAAGCGCAAATGTGTCTTTGTTATGCACAAATACAGTGTAGTACAATGAATCCTGGTCCATACGCACTTTGATTATCCCGTCTGTACCGGGATCAAGGCTATAGCACAAGGTTTCAATTTCGATCGTTTCAGGTTCACATATATGTGAATGTTTGCCTGAATAATAAGACAATGAGCTTATTACAACAGTGTACAGCAATAACACAAATCCGAGTATTGCCATGTCTTTTTTAGAGAGTTCTTTCATTTTTTAGTTCGTTTTTTTGGTTTTGGTGCATGCGCTGTAATTGTCACAAGTCCGGGATGCGCATATCCCATGTTGCGTTCTACACCGTCTTTACGGTGTTTTTGAAATTCAGGATCCATCAGGATATCCTGAATAGCTGTGAATTTTGCTGTAGGTTTCAAGGTTTTTAATTTATTAAGTAATTAAAGCTGATTTTTTGGTTTTACTTCGTCTGTCAAATCAACGAAACTCCATTTGTTAGAGCCTTCGTATTTGAAGTTGAATTTTAGTTTAGAGCCATCTTCATACTCGATGGCAGTGATTCTTTTTTCGATTTTCATCTCAAGAATTAGAATAGCTTTGATTAGATCCATTTTTATGTTTTTTATAGTTCGTATTAAATTGAAACGGTTTATGCCTCACCGTAAAGCCTCTATTCTGTGAAGTAGAACAGATAAACACCTCGTTATTCAAATTCCCATATGGCTTGCAATACAAACCAAACAGGAAACATCCAATAGATTACACTCAATCCCCAAAACATTCCAGAACGGAATGCTTCAGGTGGTGATACAACACCACCAGTGCATATCCAGGCGGTCCACACCAGGATGAAAGGGAGCAATAGTGCTCCAACAGTGAGAAATACCTTCTTTGTCATCATGGCTGTGTGTTTTTATTGTTTTCTTTAATGATTTCGTGCATCATCCATATGGATAACATTATACACATTATTGCATTGCCCCATTCTTCATGTTCCAATGAGCCGAATGCAATCAAAGAGGAGATTAGGAAGATTACAAATAAAATTGCTGATTTCATGGTTCGTTTTATTTTAAGTTTTGGATTGATTGATTTATATATTAAGAAATGCACCCAATTGCAATTAAACCACGCTTTACAGTACGGTGGTTTTGCCTGAAACATATTACAATTGGAGTGCATTAAGAAGGTTAGCATCCCCAGGATGGATGATCTGTGTCGTCGCCGTCCCATTCCTCCTCTTGTTCTGCTACTATGGTCTGAACAATCGGACTGAATTCCAGAATTGGTGGAATACCAGGATACTTATTGCGTTGCCAGCATTCCGAGCCATCATATTCATAACGGTCATACCATACGCCGTTTTCAAACCATATGGTGCCGAATATGTATTGCCTGCCATAACCGGAATTATAGGTGAAATCCAAGGCTTTGAGGAATTCTTGCAAATCATCTTCCGTATAGCCTGGTTTTAGAGAGAACACTATTTCAGTAGACAAATCAGGATAATAACTGATTTGAGCACAAATTAGGTTTGAATTAGATGCACCTGCTTCTATTATAAACAGGATTTCATCTTTTGCGTTCGTTACGTTCATTGCTTTGGTGGTTTTTGATTTTAGTGAATTTTGCGGTTTATTATAAATTATAAGGTAAACTTCTGTAGTCTGCTGCTTTGTAGTCTGCTGCACATTTCATTAACACCATCAAATCAGGAAGTTTGTATTCTTCCCATTTATCCCAATGACCATCGTTATCATGACCTACAGGGATTTTAATTGTGTTGCTGCGTAAGCTTATTACGATCAATTTGTTGCCCGTATTCAATAAATTGTTTACGTACTCACCAGGCCATCCACCTGATATGATTTCCGTCTGTTTGTTCGTTTTGTTAATTAGAATGTACATGGCTTTTTTGATTTTAATGAATTGTTTATAAAATAGGCTGTTTTAGATTCCCGCCTAAGACTACCTGCAAGATACACCCCAATGCAGCGGGTGCCAGTTTTCACTTATTACTGGTCAAAGTATCTGGTTTCCAATGTCCACCAGCAAACTAATGCTTTTAAATACAATCACCTTTCACATATGCATAAGGCATTGTATCAAAGGTCGCATAATGAGCCATCACATGTGTAAGTGAATGACCAATTGTGACAAACCACTCACTGTCTTCAGTGAGTTTAATGTAGAAGTAGTAGTTCTTATACACTGTAGTATGTTTTAAAGAGTTAGAAATCAAATGAATTACCTTCTGTTGCCAGGCACTTAGGTAGTAGCCCCGAGTCTAATAACTCAGATAGGATTGTTCTTGAGGTGCTCATTGATTTCCTCTTCAAGAAGATAATTTTGTGTTTCTTCTTGTCTGAAATCAAACATCTCGAAGGTTTCCACACCATTTCCATACAGACCTTCTCCTCCACCTACAATACTGATTACAGTCTTGCCGGTTTTTGGATAGGTCCACATAGTGGCGTTGGAAACCACAGGATGTGGCCTCCTCAAGAAATCCTGTGGAAATATAGGAGTTTCCATTGGGTTGGATTAGTTTGCGTATTATGCTATACAATACAAACAGCGGACATTAAGCTGGTTATACACAAAGAGCATTAAAAGAGAAAGAGAGACTATTGTCTCTCTCTCTCAAGATGTTAGTCATTGAGGAATAACATCTTCGTGCCATCTGGGGTCACATATTGACCAAAGGTGGCTTCGTGTAACAGTTCTCCTTCAAGTTCTTTCTTGGAATAGAACTTGAAACTTTCGCCAATCTCGTTGGTCAAAGTGTAGGAGAAGTTACCAGACCTGGTCCGCCCTATGAAATAGAGCGCGCCAGATTGTGGTTCGGATTTGCCGCTAACCACAATTTCCTTTTTGAAATCAATGTTGACTTGTTCAACTTTGATGGATTTGTTGCGATGCTTGATGCAAGCGTCGGCAACATTCTTGGGCATTTTTGCCATGCTAAAATGTTTTTGGTTCGTTTCGGACCAAATTTCTTTCTGGCGGGGGTCCGTTTCCCGCCAAGATTTAGGTGGGGTGCTTTGATAAGTAGGGTCACCCCCACACTTTTTTAAAAAAAAATTTTTATTTTTGTAGGATGGTGTTGCAATTAAATCCTATGATTCCTGTGTATTCCATTGAGCATCAAATGGAAGGGTATGCTTTTCTGGTTATTGACTATAGCCAGGAACATGATCTTCTGTTTACAGTGGCTTTGGACAATGGAGAGATCTGGACATTGAATAATAAGGATTTACGCTTCTGTAAGAATGTCAGCATGGACCGTAAAAAGGTGATAAAATGCTATAGGTCGGATAATAATTAACGCACCGCCCACCTATTATTGATTACCTTGTATTATATTTGCAATCACAAGGCGTGCTTTAAAAAGTCCTCGGACTTTAGCATCAAAATGAAGCCCGTAAGCTTCATTTTCAAATATGAGACTAGTCTGTTTACTACATTGGCACTTAGTGTATAGGAACAGATTCTCTCAGGGGAAATAACCCTCGAATAGAGGTAACCACCCTCAACGGTTATAACACTTCTTGACTGGGTCAAAGGCTAAGGGTTGATAGAGATGCCTCCAGTGTTACGGTAAAACCAGGAAACTGGTCAGACGACTTGAAGGAAAACCGTTGAAATTGAACAGGTTAAAGAAAAATGAAAATTTTTCTAAGGGCCTAAGTGCGTCTAAAATAATCTAAGTCAATTAGTTATGAATAATCCTGCTCTAAGTATACTCTTGGAATGGGATAAGTGTATTAAAATACGTTATTTGAAATAATATATTATCTTTGTAGACTTAACTTACAAAGATGCTGGTAGTCAAAACCCCTAGAAACAGGTTGTTTCATACCTATCTAAGCTGGCTGAATCCTTTGCTCATGTTGAGCAAGGGTGAGCTGGACATATTAGCGGCTTTGCTTACCCTGCATTACAGTCATAGGAATTATCCGAAAGAGACTCTTGATGAATTACTTACATCTCCTGAGACATTGGAGGCGGTTAGGAAGAAGATCAGGATAAACTCGAAGATGTTCAATAAACTGCTTGACTCCTTGAAAGAGAAAGGGTTGATCCTTGAGAAAGGCTTGAATTCCAGTCTTACAAAGTATCCCAAGGATGGCAAGTTTAAGTTGTATGTCAGTTTTGTTTCTGAAAAATGAAAGCCGACATAGATAGTCTTTTAACTCAAATTGCTGTGGAACATGGGATTACAAAGTTTCATGCCGAAATGATTTATAAAAGCATGTTTGAAATGGTGGCTGAGACAATGCGCCAGGGAAATGCTGATAATATATTGTTACCTAAATTTGGTAAATTCATAGTACCCCGCAAGAAACTTGAAATGAAGGATTTGCAGAAATATAAGGAAAAATATGGCACTGAATAAAAGATTTAATGACATACAAAAGCTTTATGACAAGCTTGGATGGGACAATGCCGATACATTGAAGAATGCGATGGGCAAGTCTCCTGATTACATGTATATCGCATTCCTTACCCAGACAGATACGGATGCCCCTGTTGAAAATGTTTTGTACAATGACTTTATTTTAGACAGCCCTATTTATTTTAGTTACGAAGGTTTAGGTACTTACCGGATGCATTGCAACCTTTTCAAACCAGGTTACATGGAGGTTGAGATCTATGACGGACAAGGAAACACCTTTGTTGACAGTACCATTACAGCCACTGTTTATACAGGATATGTTGAATTGAAGGTTTTTAATTTTGGAACATTGTCCGACAACATACTTCAAAACACTCCTATAAAGATAAAGGTTTGGAGCAATGCTTCCGTATTGGAAACACAACCTCCTGCTGCCGTACTTGGGATATTTGTAGCTCCGTTTACAATCGACACAGGCACAAGTGATTTTGGTAATTCAAGCAGTGGATTCCTTGCAACGCAGAATTCTGCTCCTTTTTATCTCAGTACTTCAGGTTCTGCTTATGATACGGGACTTGGGATGCGTACTGGTATAACCGATCTTTCCATAGATACTGGAGCGATGATTGAGGTAAATGGACCAAGTTGTGCTCCCAACACTTCAGGATATTTATGGGTAACTGATTATAATTTCCCCACAAACTGGGAAGTTAC